TTTTCGTACCTCTTATATTCCAAGCCGAACAGGGCGTTCAAACCTGGCTCTAGTTCTTTAACTAGTTGTCCTCGTGATATAGCCATATGATTATACTCCTGCCTGTGTTTTTAAGAAGTGCTCATTGATCATAACAACAAAATTAACATTACTTGCAGCTAAATTATTATTGTCTGGATCTTTTGCAACTCCCACTACTCTCAATTGTCCACTAGTTGAACTCAAAGATGAGTCATCTAATTCTACATTTGATACATAGTTTGCTGAATCACCTGCTGCGTACAGAATGTCATAGTTCATGAACACGTCTGTTTGAGCAGATGCTGTTGAATTGTCCGATTGTATCTCAAATCTTTCGTAAGGATCGTCTGATACAAATGCCACGATATCTGTTGCAGTATTACTTGCATTTAGATGTTGTGCGAACGTTGGTTTTTGTGTGTCGGTTGCCGTAAAGAAAACCCCGTTAAGTCCACCCAATAGTGAGTCTCCTGCTGCAGCTACTCCAATAGTTCCAGTGTTTAATGCTTTTACTGGATCTTGGAAATACATAGCTGTTGCCGAAGCCGCGACTGAGTATTCACTTAAACCTTGGTTATCTCTATTCTGGCCGATTTTCCCTATGGCTCTTATACCGAAGGGACTATCTTGATTGTTTGCCATTATTTTTTCTCCATTGTTTATAGTTTAAATGATGAAACTAGAAATTGTTAAAAAACTATTTCTTCGTACCACCAAAGGTTGTGCGAGTTTGTCTATCAATATTGATAGGCATACTAGGGTGCTCTTCCTTCATGAGATCGTTGTCGAATGCTTCCGCATTTTCCTGCGCTTGTCTACGATAGTAGTCAGCGTATTGTTTCGCAATCTCTTCGGGTACTCTAGCGAGCACTAGGCCACCTTGACCGATCACTCCCTTGTATTTACCGTCTTGTACAACTGAATAGTCTGCTTCATTATATTCATCGGCTCTTACTAATTCGTAACCAGATCTAATACGACCTTGTACGTTTTTAGAATCGTCGAATCCCATTGATTCAGCTCTCAGCCATCTGTGTACAAAACCTGCTGGTGCAGGGGGTGCATCTAATAAAGATGGTGGAGACCAGACTTTCGGTCGAGAAGTTTTTTCTCTAGTCTGACTCGCACGTGAAGTTTTGTTTGTTTCTGTTTTTTCCATATGCTTATACTCCTTCCGTGATTTTTAATTGTTCCGCATAGTCTTTAAGTGGCACACCTAATTTTCTAGCAATTGCTACTTGTGAAGGTGAGAGTTTCACAGTTTTGCGACCTGATATTTTACTACTACGCGTTGCCGATGCAACAGTTTGAGTAGGTTTGTTGGTCGAGTCTGAAACTATATCAAACTTGTGGGGGAATTCAACCCTTATTCTTCGGTCTACTTCCATATAATACTCATCAGCATCAGTATTCGGATCATATCCTTCAACTTCAGTTAATTGTCTATGTATTACCTTAGCCCCTTCAGTCATAATAGGGTCTCTATTAAACCAAGTAGAGTTTTTTTGAGCCCAATCTCTAGCTCTAGTATCTACTCTTCTTGGAGTTTCCACTTGTTGGTATTGTTTTTGTTCTAACTGTAATGCTTGATCAGCTTTGATTTCTGCATTATTAGCTTTAAGGTCTGCAAGTCTAGCTTCTTCATAACCTAGTCTAGAAATTTCTGCACTTGCAGCAACTTCAGATTTTAGATCATTTTCTTCTCTAGCTTTCGCTAATTTAGAAACAGCGGCTTCCATACCTGATTTAATTCTACCTTCTTTTTCAGATACAAATCCTGTATCTAATTTTGTAAGTCTAGAATTAAGTTTTTCTTTTTCAGCCAAAACACTTTTTGCATACATAGTAGCCGCTTCTTCACGTCTCTCTGCTTCACGCATTTTTTTAGTTAGTTTAGCTATTCTTCTTTTTACTCCATCAGAGTATTCTTCTAATTCTTTCTTTTGTTCTGTATTTTTCTCTTCTCCTTCTTGAACATCAACATGCTCAGCAGGTTTCTCAGGTGAGTCATTGGACTCATTATCGTATTTAACGCCTTCTTCTTTATTTGCATCATCTGCTATCTCCTGGGTTGGGTTATCGGCTAAAGTTTCTTCTATTTTTTCGTCTAGAGTGACTTCCGCTCCTGGTCCAGAAATATCGATATCAACAGGTTTGTCTATATCTTGCATAGTTTATCTCCTTTTCTATGGTTATTAATATTGATGAAGTATATCTTCAGGGTTATCAATTTTTGCTAAAACTTCATCATCATTTAGCAAGCGAACTTCGCCCCCGTCAATTTGTATACGTGATCCTGCATACTTTGCAAAAATCACCCAGTCGCCTTTTTTACACCAAGGTCCTTCTGGATATCTTTTTTTATCATCATAACAATGAGGTCCCATTTCTAAGACCAATCCACAGTTAGATCCAACTTGTTGTCTCTCTATTGCATCTTGTGCAAGAAAAATTCCACCTTTAGTTTTTTCTGGCATTTTAAATGGAAGAATTAAAATTCTCCAGCCAGTAGGTCTTGGTAATTTATTTGATTCTTTTGATTTTAAACGCTCATAAGATTCTGCTTCACTCACAGCAACTTCTTTAGCTTGTTCTTCGTACTTTTCTGCCAATGCGTTTTTATGCTTTGGGATTTCTGTCTTTTCCATCGAGATTGACGACGGTTCCGTTTTTATCTTCATCTTTTGCTCCTTTGTTTAGCAGGTTGGATATTTCCCCTGAAATAAATTTATAAGCTTGCGCTTGTCCTAACATGTATTTGTATTTCTCCATATTGTCAACACCCCCACCTACCATTACATTTGATACCTGTTGGAAGTTGTCTCTTAATATTTTTTGAATTTTCGTGATTAATACTAATTCATTCATTTAACATTTCCATCTTTTGCGTGCCTGACGAAGTCTTGAGTTAGGATCTTTTGCAGCCGAAGGGAATTTTTTCATTTGGCCTGCGCTTCTTGCACAGTACGACTTACGTCGATTTGCAGCTTTAGATCCTGGTTTTACTTTTCCAGTCACGGCTGTTTTTAGTTTACTACCGGGATTTGCGTTTTTATAGGCATTGACACCGGCTTGAGTCATACCTGCTCCAGATTCTGTAGATCTAAAGTTTTTTTTATTTTTAGCGGGCATTACATCACCGCCTTTTTTAAATCCTTTAAGCATACTACCGTAGTATTTTTTATAACTTTGATTTTCTCCTGGACCACCTTTTATAAAACTACCTGTATATTTGGTATTAGGCATTTTCATAATTATTTATCCACAGTTGAACACTCGCATTGTTTAATACGTAATAAGTTACAAATTAATTTTTTTATTTTTTTAAACATTTTTCTTTTTAGGAAAACCTTTTTTCATATTTGCATATGCTTTTTTAGAAATAGTAGATTTTTTTTTACTTCTTGAAGTACCTGCTTTTTTTCTTGCGTTTATGTTTGCGTATAATCCTGGTCTTGCCATTATTTTGCTCTCATTCCTTTTCTATAGCCCATTCGTTTTGCAACGGCAGGAGCTTTCTTTTTTAAAGCTCTTATTCCTTTTCCTTTTTTTCCTTTTGGAATTGGTTTTTTCATGATTAAGCCTTGTTTAATTTTTTAATGATTCTTTTCTTTTCAGCTTTAAGATTTTTCTTACCTTTTTTAGTAAAAGCTTTTTCTGAATCTACTCTGCCTAATTCTTCAATATCATTAACTCTTGCACCATTTCTTTTGTTAACTCTACCACCTGTTTTATACATAGCGCCGCCTCTCATACCCATATCGTCTTTATAGTATCCTGAAGCCATATCTTTTCTAGCGTTAGACATTCCGCCCATGTTTCTTTTTACTCTTGAAACAGTTCCTCTTGCATTTGTAGTTTGTTTATTAAATCTTGGGTTTGCCATTATTTTTTTCCTCCATTGTTTCTAAATATTTGTGTACCCTTTATACCATAAATACTCGCCACGACAAGGATCCACAAATTAGTGAACCATGACGGTAGTGCCGCAAAATGCTCAAAGAAAATATCTACCTTCTGAAGAGCGGTTGGATCATCACTTATAACTGCCCAGGCCAGCACGGCTATAGGCAAAGTTAGAACCACGAGAACGGCCTCGTCCTTGTAATCAGAATCCCTAGATTCTAAAAGTTTTCCTTGGTAAGCTTCCTCACCACGGGCCATTTTTGATGCATGCATAAGCTGTGCATCCGACATAGCCATTTTCGTTCTCTGCTTGTTAGCGTAAATTTTACTACCAGCAGAAACGGCTAATTTAATTGCCGATAACCACATGTTAGTACCAAGTAGCTTTTTTACTTTTTGATTTTAACATTCTTCTAGTTCCTCTAACGTCAACACTATCTCCAACTCCAATTTTGTTAAAGACTCTGTCTTGGTTAGTAAGAAGAGTAGATCTCGGATCAGTTTCAGTTTTAATTTCTGGAGTTGTAATTTCTACACCTCCAGTAGCATTAGCTGATGCAACTGTTCCTTTTCTACCGTAAGAAAGTTTATTTTTTAAATCTGCCATATTTTCTCCTTAATGTATTTATACTTACTTTTTTTTAAAATTTCTACCAAAATCGTGCATTTTACTTCGGTTAGCCATTTCTTGTTTTGCGATAGAAGTTGCAGCACGTAATTCTGCTAATTCTTCGTTTTGTGCCAATTTTTCATCCTTATTCTGTTGGTTCATCATAGCTTTCATCTTATCAAGATTGATTTTTTCCTGAGCTTGTTGTGCTGATACAAAATCATCTTTAGCTCTAATGTCTAATTCTCTTGCTTTTAATTTAGCAATAGGATCATTAGCATATTCACCTAACATTTGTTGTTCTTCTTTGGCAAAGTCTTCAAACATCTCTGCAATCAAGATAGCTTTTCTAGCTTCTATCTGCATTGTTAAACCCATGACCTGTTGTTGAAGCATAGGGTCTTGTTGCATTTGAGGGTTAGCCTGCATTTGTTGTTGCATTTGTTGCATCTGCATAATTTGATCTTTAAATTCTACTTCAACTTGTTCTAAAGCCATTAAAGAAATATGTTCAAAAATATTTTTTTGCATTGAAGCAGTTACCATAGGATTTCCTCTAGCCATTGAAGAAGACATAAAATTTAAATGAGCAGTAATGTGAGCTCTATGGTCTTGTCCCTTAAAAGCTTGAAAAGGTTTTCCACCTAATGATTGAATTGCTTCTACAGCAGGATCCATCGGTACTGGTTTTTGAGGTTTATTTAAAATAGTATCAATATTTTTTACCCCTAAAGCTTCATACATTGCACGATAAGCATTATATAAATTATGCATTCCAGGATTAGATTGCGCTAATTGTAATTCAGCTTGAGCAATTGAAATTCTTTGTGATTGAGAAAAAATATTTGGATCAGCTATAGGTAAGATATCTATCTTATCATCAAAATCTTGTTGTTTGATTTGTCTACTTCCACCTACAACATCATATGGATATTCTGGTGGTAAATATGTTTTAAATATTCTACCTAACATTTGGAACTCATGTTTAAGACTCACATAAATTCTTTTATGAATAGCAGACATTGTTCTGCTTCCTCTCTCCAACAGCGCTACGGTCGTACCCACTGCCGCTTGTTGATTCCCATCTCCTACTTGAAGATCAGCAATGGACGCAAATCTTTGTCCAGCTGACACTACGACCCCCATTAATTGTAATAGTGTTTGTGAAGGTTCCTTAAAAGGTAATGCCATAAAAGCATCTTTTATATTTCCACCTGGAGCATCCACATCTCGAAATTCGCCTGGAGCAATTGCTTGTGCGTCGTCTCTGATTCTAATTCCTCTCATCTTAAATCCTGCGGGTAAATTAGATAAGGTTCCTGCATCAAGTAGTGATCTAAGAGCTGCTGTTGCAGTTCTAGATAGTCCACCAATCATATGTATTAAACCAAAGCCATAAAAACCTAGACCAGGTAAAAATTTAAAATGAACAAAATAAGTAATTTTTTTCTTTAAAGGATCAGTGGGTTGAAAATTTCTTCTAATAGCTAAAACTTCACGAGTAGCTTCTTCAAGTGTTACAATGTAAGGAAGTTTAATTCCTGTAATCTCTCCTGCATCATCTCTGTCTTCAAAACCTTCTAGATCTAAATCTATATGAAATTCTAAAATATTATAAACATCTTCATTTTGTGTTTTTTGTATTCCTTCTAGTTCTCTTTCTTTTCTATCAAGATCAGATTCTGTATCTGCAGGTTCCCCTAATTCTACGTCTCTATAAAAACCATTAACTTGTTGTTTTCTTAAATCGTTTTGATTAGTTTTAATAACGTGAACAACTGCGGTTGCATCTTCTAATGATGTTGCAGAATAAGGTACTACTAAATCTTCAGCAGGTACAAATTTTGAAACTGCTCTTCCTAATAAATCATCGTAATAAACTTTTTTAAATGCAGATCCTGCTAAAGGTAAATAAAATAACATTTGATCAAACTCAGGTTCATATTCTTTCATCTGATCCATCAACTGCCAGTTCATATATTCTTTAACTCTTTCGGACTGTTCTTCTTTTTCAGGACTCGGTGCACCTATAATTTGTGTTCTAACAGGTCCGTCGGCCGGGAGTAATTCTTTATAAGCCAAAGCTTGAAATTGTGTAACCGCTTCTGCAAGAACTGGGTGAGTTGCACCCGCTGCACCTGAGAAAGGTTCTGTTCTGTCTTCGTATTTAAATCCTAATAATTCTAAACCAGTAACGTAAGTATGTTCCCATTCTTTACGAGACTCCTTGTAGTCCATATAATTTTGATTTAGTTCTGAACCTAAAGGTCCTAAAACATCATCGGGTAATAACTCTGCTAGATTGTCAAAATGGTTTTCACTTTGTGCTTGGTTAAAGGCTCCAGGTTCAAAATTAATTTCTACACCACCATCTTCTGTGGGTGTAATTTCAGTGTCTCCTCCGTCAGGTAATGTTTCTTGAATCTCCTCGGTAATCTCGGTTTGTTCCTCGACACCTGGTAGTTCAACGGAAGTTCTAACTTCGTTTAAAGTCTTGTCTATTTCTGCCATTTATTTTCTCCAATCTTTCTGGTTTATCTTGTTTTGTTGGATTAATCAAGCCTCGTGGATCAGGGCCACTTAATGGAGGAATTTGATCCCATTTTACATGTTTCATATTTTTAGTTAGCGTAGGATTTTTTTTCATTACCAATAAAATTTCTTTTTTCGTTTTGGTTGTATCTCGTCTTTGTAATCTTCAGGATGATCTAGCAAACCACCTTGTCTATATCTTAGCAGAGCTTGGGACATGGAGTCAACCAAATCATCGTGATCTCCATAAGGAAAAGCTGCACATTCTTCTACCATCTCTTGAGCAAACTGTTTATGCAAAGGAGCCCAGACTTGTCCTGACTCAAACATAGGAGATACTGCATTAACTCTAGCAATCTTATCTTGACCTTTTGATGGGGTATAATTCATTGCTGGAATTCCCATCTGTCTTAGTTCATACATCAAAGGAAGTCCAGATGCTTTTGCTTCAATAATAACTGTCTCTGGATGCCAATAATCATAATGTTCTTTTGCAACTCTTCTTAATTCTGGAAACTCTAATCTTGCTTTATAAGAATCTAATAATATTAATTGTCTAGCTGAGTCTTCATTAGGACGAAAAACACCCCACGTAGTGATTGCACTATAATCAGCTGTTTCTTTTTTTAAATAAGCGGTATCATAACTTTGAATAACATGTTCAATGTTTGGCATCTCATCATGTTCCCAATTCTTCCACCACTCCCTTTTAATGAGAGCTCCTTCTTCACTTGTTGGATCTTGCATGTACTGTGCATTCCACTTCGCCATTCCTGCAGATGCTTTTACAGAATCAAGGTCCTCGATCTTCCAGTATTCAGGCCAGACTGGTTTACCATTAGGTAAGACTGCTGGGAATTGTACTACCTCCCACTGATCAGCTTTCTCTTCCTTTTGTGCATTTATTAATTTTTGTGTTAAATCTTTTGTAGACCAACGTGTCATAACCATAACAATAATTCCGCCAGGTTGAAGTCTTTGCCGTGGTCCACTGGTATACCACTCATATGCTTTTTCAAATGCGTTAGGTGAGTTTACGTCTTGCTCTGAATGTGGATCATCAATGATGAGTAGATCAGCACCTCTACCGGTTACCGCACCTTGGACACCAACAGCAAAGTATTCACCACCATCGGATGTATTCCAACGGCCTGCTGCTTTAGAGTCTTCTTGTAATCTCGTTTTGAAAATATTTTGATAATCGTCGGAGTCAATTAAGTGCTTTGCTTTACGACCAAAGTTCACTGCAAGTTCTGCAGTGTGAGTTGCCTGAATAATCTTTAACTTAGGATTTTTTCCGATCATCCATGCAGGAAGAAAGAACGAAGCAAATTCAGATTTAGTATGCCGGGGGGGCATGTTTATAATTAAACGTTTTAATTCACCTGTTGCTAATCTATTAAATTTATCTGCTATGGTCGAATGATGGGACCCCTCTATAAAATCTGGCCACATATGTTTTACAAAAGATAAAAAATCCGTACGTACTTTCTTAAGTTCTTTTGCTTTATTTCTTTGAATAATCTGTATCTTTAACTTTTTTCTTTCAACAGGATCTTCAATTTTATTAATTTGTTCTACTGTTAGCATATGTTTAAATATGGGTGATAAAGTATTATACACGTAAAGCTGAGTAAATCAAACAATATAGGGTAGACTTGGGACCCCTATAATTTAAGGGGGGGAATCAATTAAACATAAACAGTTTGAGTTTCAATATAGTTCCTTTAGGGTCCCCTCTTAGGTACTTAGTCTTTTTTATATCTTAGGGTGGGCCTCGCCCACATGCTCTTCTCTAAATACAACCTGAAGAGGTATGCAGTATCTGCATAGGATAATGTAGGATAGGCCATGCAAATACTGCATGGCCATGTTCCTTAACGAACTCTATTGAACCTTGGCAATCTTCCTCTCTATTCTTCTCTCCATGTTATCCAATTGATTAACCATGAACCGTCTTCGAGTATTCAGATTTCTGATACCTCGGTTCGTGATCTC